CGATACATTGGATCAAGCATCATTTCCGACATTTTTCCTTTCATCCCGCCTATCAAGGGAGAATCTAGATCAGAAGGGTAGACATAAATCGGATCGAGTCCATTTGTAATTTCGGGTTTCGTCACTTCTGGTGTCGTCTCGGCAAACTTCTTTCTGAAATCGGCAATAATTGGGTCGGGAATTTGAGGAGAAATTTCGGCTAAGCGCTGAGAATCATCACGTACCATTTTCAACATATCTTTAGCTGTCATACGTTCCGATCGTGCTAGAGCTAATTCTATGAGGATGAAACGGTAGAGTTTTTTGTAGGAAATCGCTGAGATGCGATGAGACTCCGATCTCTTTGCCCAAGCAAAGTAACTAGATACTGTGGTCAAAATGGCCACCGTCAACGTAAAAATTCCGATGACAGTATTTCCAATTTTGGGGTCCGGAATAAACTGGCCAATGCCTATAGATGCCGATCCAGAAATAGTGGCCAACACAATAGATGGCAGGGTTATCTGCGTGCTAAACGATGCGTACCGTTTTTCCGCACGATCATGTAGCCATGAAAAACACAATGATCTTTCTCCCTCGTCAGATATCACTTTTTCTAACTGGGAGTTCCACGATACGACACCCGAGTCGTCGTCCATTGTTTTGTGGGTACTAAATAATGGTATGGGTCTATGAAGATTCGCAGTTTACCGCAGATGAACAAAAAGTATTCAAATTTTTAAGGAAACGAACAAAGAACGCCAAAGTAGCTGAACGCGCAGTAAAAATGCTGAGCCTTTACACTTATCTCCGGAATCATAAAGTTCGTAGTGCCAAGCAGTTGGAGCACGTAGCTTTTTACGACAAGGAACATACACGCCCCGTTTTTAACGAGAAGACATCTAAAGCAGTATTCAAATCTTTGAAACAACGAGGCGGATTATCCGCCACTCATCCTGCTACAGATGCACTTCTTCGTGATTCCATTGGATATATACAGTCTTGGCTTCCCAATTTTATTACAGGACCTGCAAATTCGCTGTATGGAATGGTCACAGGTCCTCTAGTATCACTTGAAGATGGTATGCCTCTTATTCGTACCGTATTGAAGCTCGGTAAGGCCACTGCAAAAGTTGGAGATTCGGTGGTAGAAACAGTAGCTACCGATATGGCCGGACCAGTAGGCGAAGCTATCGTTGCTATTCCTGTAGCCATTGTTGGTGCAAGCGCCGCGGTAACATCTGTTCTCGAAGATGATTTGGGCGGAGCAGTAGCTGTAATGTCTGGAGCGGTTCCTTTCCTTGGACCTACATTAACAACTCTGGTAGACACGTATGAAACCATGAACCGTCCGGAACCTCCACCAGTCGCTACAGCTGGCAAGCGATTTTCAACGAGGAGACGTAATCTACTCAAATGTCCGAAGACTCGACGGAACAAGTGCGCAATGTTCTAAAAGAGTGGGTAGCTCTTGATGATCAGGAACGGGCACTCAAGCTACAAATCAAGCAGATTCGAGACAAAAAGACGCAGAATTCAGAGCATATTTTGAAGTTCATGCGCGACAATTCTGTTGACGATTTTAAGCTTGAAGGGCAGGGTAGTTTGTCTCGTTCTGTGCGTACGTCTCGTCCTGCACTCAGTCGCGACAAGATTCGTACCCAGCTTCTTATCCAGTTTGCTGATCAGCCTCAGCGTGTAGCTGAAGCACTGCGGTCTATTGAGGGAGTACAGGACGGCGATGATACACCTGCGATTGGGACACAGCGCGAACTACTTGTTCGCCGTGTTCCCCGAAAGCCGTAAGATAGCTTCTTTTGCTGCCAGCTGTTCTGCCTGTTTTTTTGTTGGAGCAGTACCAATTCCCAAATGATTCCCCTTTTCATCGACTGCTGCCATAGTGTACAGATTGGTAGATGATGAGATAACAGCATATCCCGGAGTATGATGAAACTTGGCCTGGTACAGTTTCTGAAGCTGTTCCTTAAAATTCCGGTTATTCATGAGAATCCGTGGGATATCAACATACGTTTCAACCAAACAGATAACAAATGAGTAGAGAATTTTGAAATCATTACCCGATTCCGTCCACAAAGCTCCAAGAAAAGCCTCTAGGATATCTCCTAGTTTCTTGAAGTTTGCCCTTCCAGCACATACGTCTTCATTATGACGTGAAATTATATAGAACTTATCGAGTCCGATCTTTTGACTTAGAGACCCGAGCATTTCATTGCATACAATTTCCTTCTTCAAATCGGTCATGAATCCTTCGTTCTCTTCCGGAAACCTTTTCATTAAATAAGTGGATACACATGCACCCAGTACTGAATCCCCAAGATGTTCTAGTCGTTCATACGATTCGTCAAATAGACCTAGACATTCACGAGGCTTTTCAGCGAGCTGAGCAGTTTCCCCTGTTGGTGATGTGTACTCTGTCTTTTTTACGTAGGATGAATGCACCATCGCTTTCTGAAACAGTTCGGTGTTTGTGATATCAAAATCACATCCGTGTCTAGAAAGAATCGCTTGAATATCCGGTTTGGTAAACAAGCGGTTTTTTGAATTGAAAGGATTGTAAAGTACTTGTTGCATTTTTAGTGTTTACGAGCCTTGCGTTTATGCCGGCGAGTCCGTTTTCGGCGACCACCCATATTTCCCAGAACTTCTTTTACAACTCCATCAATCTTAGTCCAGTTCTGGAAAAAAATGACTGATGCTTCCACATCGTTCTCCCTTAAGGTCGTTAACGATGATCGTAACGATGACTCAATTTGGGGCTCGTATTTTTGAATGAGATTAGGGATCTGTTTAATCGCGAGATCACGCGCAGTGCTCTGGGCAACTTCTCTGAGGGCGCTCAAGGCAGACATTACTTCTAGTTTATATTTTATTCATCCTGCTCACCAGGGACTATGCGTGAGAACGTAAACTCGGTACCTACAAGCGTCTGCTTCTTCGTCTCAATAATATACTTTACAAGACTTTCGGCATTCACGTTATTTGAAACCGCAAAGTACTGTCCTACCAGTTCCTTGAGATCTTTTTGGGAAATAGACCAAGGCTTTGTCCACTCATTCGGGCGCTTGAACGAGATCGTAGATCCATCCTCTTCCAGCTTGATCTTCTTGATAGAATTGAACCGCGGATCCTTCATAATATCCGCTATCTCCTGCTCTACAATCTTCCGATCATCCCGCTTCTTGAACACCTGACGGTTCAGGTCACGAAGCTCATCATCAATCGCACGATACTGCTTGATACAGATCTTAAGGTCGTCCATTTTTCTAACGAAGACATGGAAAGAAGAATATCCGTTTTCAATACAATGTACTTCGATGCTCGCGAAGTAGAAAACCTGCGGAAGGTTTTCAACAAAGAGAATCCCAAAGTACCGGTACGAGCAGGAGATCCAACTCTCGTTTGGAAGAATATTCAGTCGCGATTGCATGACAAGTGTGATAACTCTACAGAATGCGTGATGTTGTCCTTGATGTCTAAACCGACTGCCCCAAATTCTTGGCGTGGTAATCCAGAGGAATGGTTATCATCGACAGAGATTGATGCCATTGAGAAACAGTACACGAAAGTATTTAGCGAATACTTTTATGTCGGAACAGTTCCTATAGATTTCGATAAGAAGTCTCTTGTGGGTACGTGTGTTGTTAGTTCATTGTGCTCCATGGATATCAAATCAATTTACAAAAAGGGATACCGCCAGATCGGGATTGTGTTCAATACCGATAAGAGTAGTGGTCCGGGAGAGCACTGGATCGCTCTGTTCTGTGATATTCGTCCGGAACTAGACTATCCTCGCATTACATACTTTGATTCCTATGCTGATAAACCAGAGAAGGAAGTCCAAGCTTTGATGAAACGATGGGCACAATCATGGAACGAAACAGGAGTTCATTCAAAGCCCATGCAGATTACTTACAACAAAACTCGCCATCAGTATCAGCATTCCGAGTGTGGAATGTACTCATTGTATTTTCACTTATGTTGCTTGACCGGAACATCTATGAAATCTCGCATTCCCGATCAAGTTATAAGAGGGTTTCGAGGACTATTGTTCAAAGTATAAATGGGCTAAGATTGGAGCGATTGTTTTTCTCGTTGGATTGGTTATGTACGTAGTTACTATGGTGTTTATTACTGCTCCTAATTAATAATGGAGACATATGGGTATTCCTTAGTGGCAGTTGTGCCTGTGTTATTTATTGCTTTGATCTTCTTTGCATTATACGTGATGCTGACGCCATCCGAAGCACAGGCTCAGGCAAAAGCTGAACCTACGTTCAATGCTTATAACTCAGTGATGGCATTGGCTCCGTTAGGATGCCCTACAACACCGTCGTATCGTCTGTGCGATTACTACTTGGCTTCATCGGGATACTCGCTGTTCCCTGGAGCAAAAGTGTATGATTACATTTCTGACAGTGTGATCCCTATGCTTGTACGCGCTGGTCCTCGATTAGTGGAGCTGGATATTTACGATGATGGTAGCGGTGGCCCAGTTGTAGGTCTGAAGAATCAGAAGTTGGGCACGGATTATGCTTACAACACGGTCTCGTTCGCTGCATGTTGTGTAAGTATTGCAAATACAGCGTTCAATACTGTTGTGTGCCCAGTCGCCACTGATCCCTTTATTTTGAGCTTAGTGTTCCATACGACAAATCGTAATGTATTTGATTCGTGCGCCGAAGCATTGAAGACTACATGTGCCCAGTATTTACTTGGTGTAACATACGGTTACCAGCGCAAGAATTTGGCAATTGAACCAATTTGCAACCTCCAGTCTAAGTTGGTTGTAGTCTCTGGTTCTGAAGTAAAAGGTACTCTAATGGAAGAAGTTGTGAACATGTCTTGGGGAACATCTCAACTCCGTCGGTTAACATATACTCAGGCAGTACAGACGAGTGACGGCGACGAACTTGTGAAATTCAATCGTGATAACATCACGATGGTCGTACCAGATATTGATGGGGATCTCATCAATAAGAATCCTCAATTCTTACTCGCTCATGGATGCCAGTGGAACTTAATGAATTATGGATCAATTGATAGTGCTATGGAGACCTATATTGGAGAATTCCAGGAACGCAGTACGGTTCTCAAACCCGAAGCTCTTCGTGCCCTCAAGCTCGAGAAGTACAAGACACCTGTACTCCAGGATCCCAACCTATCTTTCCAGCCTCAGCGCAAGATTTCTCCAATCTACGATCTCACAACCTAATCAATAAAATATTGCGTTAAAATAAAAAATGGCGAACAAGTGGTTAGCTCACGTGAAGAAGACGATGCGCAAGATGAAGAGCAGTGGCTCGTACAAGAAGGGCGATGGCCTCAAGAAGGTCATCCTGGCCGCCAAGAAGACGTACCACAAGGGAAAGAAGGGTGGTGCGGACTCTGAGTCAGATGAGGAGACGCCCGTAACGGATGCCGCCCCGGCTGTTGATAGCTCTGATGCCACGGCCGGTCGTCGTCGCCGTCGCGGTCGCAAGACGGCTCGCAAGACCCGTCGCTCCCGCAAGTAAACGTTTACTATAGAATAAATGGCAAACAAGTGGTTAGCCCACGTTCGTAAAACGATGAAGATGAAGAAAAACAAAGGTAAGCCTTTTGGAGCAGTTCTGAAATCTGCCAAAAAGACGTACAAGAAGCACCGCGGAGGCAATAAGATAACTTCACCGGTGGATACCAATCCTGAAGCCCTCGCTTCGGATGCCAAGAATCCTCCTGTCAGTAAACCGTTGACCGATGCATACGGTTCGGTCACGCGCACAGAGGATGTCCCGAAAGGAGGTCGTCGTCGTCGGCTCCGCAAGTAGTCGTTTTCAGAAAAAAAGAGTGTAAGGAACATATAAATACAAAATGGGTGGCGGTTTACTACAGCTTGTTGCCTACGGTGCCCAGGACGCATACCTTTCCGGCAATCCCCAGATCACCTTCTGGAAGGGTCTGTTTAAGCGCCACACGAACTTCGCGATGGAGCCGTTCCGCGTGAACCTCACGGGCCAGGC